AAGGAATTTTTACAAATTCGTAGACCTAAAGGTGATCCTAATAGACAATGTTTAAATTTACACCAATGTGTTGTTGTAGATGATGCGTTTATGAAGCGCCTACAAGATCGTGATAGTGCAGCTATGTCAACATGGCTTGAAATACTTAAATCACGTGTAGAAACGGGGGAACCATACATAATGTTTAAGGATAATGTAAACAAAGACAACCCATTAGCATATAGAATGAATAATTTAGATGTTAGTATGACTAATATTTGTTCTGAAATTACTTTACATACAGATGAGGAACATTCATTTATTTGTTGTTTGTCTTCTCTAAACTTAGCTAAGTATGATGAGTGGAAAAACACAGATGTAGTTGAAATGGCTACTTACTTCTTAGATGGAGTAATGGAAGAATTTATCGTTAAAACTAATGGTAAAGAATCAATGGAACGTTCACATAGATCAGCTAAAAAAGGAAGAGCATTAGGTTTAGGTGTAATGGGGTGGCATACATTCCTCCAACAAAGAGGTTTACCCTTTAACTCACTAGCATCAACAGCTTGGACTCATACTATCTTTAGTGATATTAGACAAAAAGCAGAAGCAGCATCAAGACAGATGGCTGAAGAATATGGAGAACCTTTATGGTGTAAAGGAACAGGAATGAGAAATACCCATGTAATGGCTGTTGCCCCTACTGTATCCAACTCAAGAATAGGAGGATGCTCAGCAGGTATTGAACCACAACCGGCAAATGTTTATGTGTTTAATGGTGCTAAAGGAACTTTTATTGTTAAAAACCCAGAACTAGAGAAACTCCTAGAGTCTAAAGGTAAAAATCAAAATAAAATATGGGACCAAATATTAGTAGATAATGGTTCAGTGGCTAATTTACCTAATGATATATTGAATGAAGATGAAAAAGAAATATTTTTAACATTCCCAGAAATAAATCAATTAGGTTTAATTCAACAGGCTGCGGTGCGTCAAAAGTATATTGACCAAACCCAATCTTTAAACGTTGCATTTGATCCAACAGATTCTCCAAAATGGATAAATCAAGTCCATATGGAAGCCCATAAATTAGGAATTAAAACCCTGTATTACTTAAGAACAGACTCAGTAATTAAAGGTGATTTAGGTTCTAGAACAGACCCGAGTTGCTTGGCATGTGATGGGTAAATAAAATAATATAGTTATAATTAATAATCTAAAAACAAAAAACAAAATGAAAAAAATTTTAACACTTTTAATTGCATCTACTTTACTAGTAGCATGTAATAATACTAATAAGAAAGCAGAAAAGGTAGAAACTGACCCTGCTAAATTTACTTTAACAGTAATTAATAATACTGACCAAGACATGAAATGGGCTCAAACATGGGCTATGACAGGACCAACATCAGGAGTAGTAGCAGCAGGAGATACTGTATTACTATCTTCAAATGAAACAGGTGGTGATGAAATAACAATAAATCCTCTACCTCCAAAATCAGTAGAAGCAGCAAATCCAGCAAGTGGGATATTTCAAATGACTTATGGTTGGGATGGGCATATTGCTCGTATTTATGCTGATAATACTGTAAATAAAGGAAACCCAATGTCAGATGTATGTTATGGTTGTAATTGGGTTTATAAAACAGACTTTTTATTACCTTCAGGAGTACAAACAAACGCAACCAATACTGTTACATTTACAACGGAAGCTTTTGCTCCACCTGTAGTTGAGTAAATAAGAAAAAAACATAACTATATTATTAAGAGAGGTGTATAAGCACCTCTTTTTTTATATTTATAATAGCAAACCATAAAAATTAAACAAAATGGCAAGAAACAAAACAATTAAAAAACACGCAGAAGAAAAAATCTCTTTTATTAAAAAAATCTATAATTCTATAAAATCTTGGATTGTGGGTAATGGTATAGAGGGGGTTTTAGGATTTATTTTAGGTCTAGTACTTTGGACTTTTGGGTATAAAATCTATGCAGGATTTGCATTTGGTGTATTTGCTACACGTAATTGGGATTTACTTAAAAGTTGGGTTAAAGGCCTACTAAAAAAATAATAAAAGTCTTTTTTTTTTTTATATAGGGGGGGTGTATTTACACCTCCCTTTGATATTTATTACTAAATAAACCATCATGAAATTTATAAACGATATATTCACTGAAGATAAAATGGATAATAAATATTCATCTAAAAAAACATTTGGAATTATATCTGGCACATTGGTATGTGTGGCGTTTATAGGTGATGGTTTTGAATGGTTTACAGTAAACCAAGACTTATTTAATTCAATGTTAATCTTCTCGGCAACCATGTTAGGGGTGTCAACAGTTAGAGCTTTTGCAAACCCAAAAACAAATCCCCCTCAAAAAAAATGAGTAAGAATATAGAATGCCCTAATTGTGGAGCTAAGTATGAGGTTAATGTTACCCCCAAACCCTCTACATCTGAATCAAAATATATTTGGTTATTTGATAATGGTCATGGTGGTATTATAGATGGTGTATATCAAACAGCAGGTAAAAGGTCACCTTTATGGCCTGATGGAGAGATTCTATATGAAGGAGAATTTAATAGAGGGATTGTTGGTAGGTTAATGAAGTTATGCACCGATGCAGGAATTGAATGTATTGATTTAGTTGATACACAAGAAGACATGCCTTTATCTGAACGTACTGATAAAGCCAATGACATCTATCGCCAACAAATAAATAAAGATGGTAAACCTTGTATTTACGTTTCAATTCATTCTGATGGATTTAGTGATGAATCAGCAAATGGCTGGTCAGTGTATACTTCAGAAGGTGAAACAAAATCAGACATAATTGCTAGAGTTTTACTAGATAAAGCAACTACAGAATTCCCTGATGAAAAGATGAGGGGGGCAAAAGAATCAAATTTTTGGGTATTGAGAAAAACAGTAATGCCTGCTATCTTATCTGAAAATTTCTTTATGACTAATTCAGAAAACTGTCATAAATATTTACTTTCGGAGGATGGAAGAGATAGAATCGCAAAAATCCATTTTGAAATGATTAAAGAAATTGAGGAGAAACAGTTGGTATAATTTACAATATTGAGTAATGAAATACAATGAAATTAACAACATTTGGATGAAAATATTATTAGCTGGGACAGCAACCACGAGCTTTTTATGCTCTTATTTTTTAAACCTTACAATGGATAATGCTGAGCAGTACTTAGCTATAGTAGCCGTCTTACTTTTAGATGGCTTCTTTGGTGTTTGGGCTGGTGTGAAGAGAGAAGGTTTTAAAACTTATAAAGCTTTAAAAATATTAAAAAATATATCAGCTTGGGTTATAATTCTAACTGTTATTTTAATGGTAGAGAAAGGATTTTTAGGAGCAGGTTGGATGAGCGAAACAATTATCATACCGTTCATGGTATTTCAATTAATTAGCGCCCTTAAAAATGCATCAATGGCAGGTTTTATAAAAATGGATGAATTAAATAAAATTTTAGACCGCATAGATAAGCATAAGGGGTTTAGACAATAAAAATTTAACCTTATGTGGACAAAAATCCAAGAACGAATATTCCCTTTTATCATTGCTCTTTCTGCCCTATCAGTATCGGCATCAGCAGCTTTTTACTCAATTAGTGGTCTTAGTAAATTATTTGCGGGGGCAGCATTTGCTGTTATAGTAATGGCCGCTTCTTTAGAAGTAGCTAAATTAGTTATTGCTTCTTTACTATATCAATACCGTAAAGTTTTACCTAAACTATTAAAAATTTACCTATCTATAGCTTGTTTTATATTAATATTAATTACAAGTATGGGTATTTACGGTTTCCTTTCGGCGGCTTATCAAGAAACATCAGCTAAAGCTGGAAGTATTGATTCTCAAATTGCATTAATAGAAACTAAACGAGATAATGTTAGGGAACAGTTAACGGTATATAACGCAGAAAAAAGCACTATTAACGGGGCATTATCTAATTTACGAGCCGGTTTATCTAACAATAAAATCCAATATACAAACGCAGAGGGTGTGTTAATAACTACAACTTCATCTTCAACAAGAAGAGCATTAGAAAAACAATTAGACCAAGCAATAGATAGACAAACTACTATCAACAGTAGGGTAGATGACTTAAATACTAAATTGTTTGAATATGAAACAGAAATAGTAGAAGTATCTACGAATAACGATATAGCAGGAGAATTAGGCCCATTAAAATATCTATCAGGTTTAACGGGTATACCAATGGACCAAATCATTAATTATCTTTTATTAACTATTATATTTGTATTTGACCCACTAGCAATTGCTTTAGTAATAGCAGCTAACTTTGCGTTTGCAAGATTACGTCCTAAAACGAAAGAAAATCTTTATGGGGAAAAGGTAATAGTTGAAGAAAAGAACCCATGGGATGAATTTGAAGAAGAACTACCAGAAGATAATGAAGAATCACATAGCGATCACTTGTATGAAGAACCAAATCTATCTAAAATAAAAGAATCTGTAGAAGAATTTGATTGGGATGCTGCAGAATCTAGAATGAATGTTATAGGTCAAAATGGGAATGATGGTGAACATTATGAAGAGGAAGTAGAAATGGCTCTTGAAGATGATATTAAAGAACCCCTTAATATTAAAGAGTTAGAAGATAATATTAAATCCTCTCCAGTTTCATCATGGAGAATATCAAAAGAATTAAAGGAATTAGAAAAATTAAAATCAAAGAAAGATAATGATGATCTTACTATAAAATATTAAAATAAAACAAAAGATTTCCGCGAAGGGGGTTGGCTTAGCCAATCCCCTTTCGTACATTTACAAGGTAAATGAGGCGCGAAGTCACATTAATAATTAAAAATAAAGGTTATGTCAAATATTAAAGCAATTATTGAAAAAGGAAATGCTAAGTTTACTGTAAAAGGAATTACCGAGTACCGAAGAGGTGGTGAAGATAATGAGTACGGTGATTTTCCAAAAATATTTAGAGTTAATGAAGAGGGTGATGCTATTTTTGAAGATTCACGTTTATTTGGTGGAGGAATGAATGTTACCAAATTAGGTCCTACTTGTATTACATTGTATGATTACAATATATTAGGTAAAAAAACAGTAGGTAAAATTAGTTATAAAGATATTACAATTTTAAAATAATGAATAAAGTTTATGAAATAGAAAATGAAAGTCTAGTAAGAAAAGAAATATCCAAACTTAGACCAATTAGCTATAATAGATTTAGATGGTGGCGTAAGTTTGACCAAAGAAAAAAACCACTACCAGATAATGCTCCACTGTTAGATAAGATTAAAAATGGAGATTTAGAATTTTCCCAATATTGGTGGCAAGCCAAATTTTCAGAAATAGAAATAAATGAAACTTACACAGAATGCGGACATGACATGCAAAAATTACTTGAAAGTCATGCTATTGATTTAAACCGTAGGAAACGTTTATGGCAGGATTTTGAAAGAGATGAAAATGAAAAACTAACATTCATTAGAAGGAAATTTATAAAAGAATTCTATATGGGGATAGAAGATTATGAAGGTGAAATAACAAAATTTGATGGATCCTTAGAAGATCTTTACCACCACTGCTCCACAAAATATGGCAAAAAAATAAAAATTAAAAAAAGAAAAAAAATTAAGTGAGGTTGGATTACCTGACCCTCTTTATTATATTGGCTACAAATTAAAAAGTTATATAAAATGAAAGTATCACACGAAACGCCCTTATGTTTGCTAGAAGATAGTAAAAAATTTAATGATTATGATTACTGCCTCCCACATTTATTAGATGAAGAACCAGCATATTTAGATTATTTTCTAAAAGCTAAAGCTGAAGGCCGTTATATTATAATGGATAATTCCTTACATGAATTAGGTGAAGCTTATAACCACGATCGCTTATTACATTGGATAGAAGAGATTAAACCTAATGAGTTCATAGTACCGGATGTTTGGGAAAACTGCACAGATTCAGTTATAAATGCTGAAATATGGAGTGAGTATAAATTTCCGGATGGGGTTGAAAAAGTAGCAGTAGTCCAAGCTAAAACCTTATATGAAGCCTCTCAATGTGTTAAGGCTTATAAAGATTTGGGGTATGGAAAAATATGTTTTTCATATGGTGCTTCTTATTATAATGATGTAGTTACCCACCCTAATAAAGACTTAGGTAAAGCATTAGGTAGGTTAGTTGTTATTTCTACTTTATTAAAAATTGGGGAGTTAAGACAAGATGATAGAATACATTTATTAGGGTGTGCTGTGCCCCAAGAATTTGGATGGTATGAAGGGATTAATTGTATTGAATCTATAGATACATCAAACCCAGTTATGGCAACTTTAGAAGGACATACTTATACTCACAGTGGTTTATCATTTAAACCAAAAGCAAATATGAATGATTTTTTCTATATGGAAAGTGATAGAATTAGTTACGATTTACTAGATTACAATTTATCAAAATTTAAACAAATAAATAATATATAAAAACCAAACAATTATGATGTCACTTTATGATTACCAAGGCCACCCAGATAAAGACGGAACAGGATTAAGATTAAATGCTTATGCACAATTAAAAAAACAACCTTATAAAAAAAGGAAATTAGAATTTAATGGTGTGGAAGTATTTTTGTATACCGAAGAATTTCTAAAGGAATTTTTTGAAATCCAAGAAATTTTTAATACAGAACTTATAGCAGAATAATTATGGCAAAATTAAGAAAAATGGTTACCTATACTGATTATAGGTGGGAAGAAACAGATGAACTGACTCCAGAGCAATTAGCTAAATGGAAATCAGAAGATGAAGACCTACAAGAGGAAGTTCTTGATGAAGTAGAGTTTGAATTAGCTCGTGATAAATGTCTTGAAGACTCAGAATATCCAGAACTAATAGAAGACGAAGATGGCAAATAGTAATAGAACAGAGATCTATATAGAAGGATCTAAGGAAGCAATTGATAATTTCGTAGAACGATTTGACAAATGCCATGATGGTCCTTACCCAAATCAAGAAGAAAACCCTCACATTGCCGATGAATT